TCCTCGAATTACATCTTCAACTTCGTTTCTATTTTCAGTTCTATTAGCTAATCTAACAGTTCTAGTCCAAGTGTCTCTTGCTGGAGTTAAAGTAAGATTTCCAGTAAATGTAACTACATGAAATGGGTTTACATTTTCAACTCTTGTCGCTAATAATTGTGAAATCCATTCTACCTCGTCATATTTTAAAGTTACTGCCTCCCCTGTTTTTTGAACTCCGGAATCCAATAAATCAAAATTAGTACCCATCTGATAATCTTGATCTGTAGTACTTACTGCTGGCATTAAAAGACTGTCCAGAGTATTTTTCACAATAAGAGGTCTTATCTCTTCTTTATTATTATCTACAGTTATTGAAGAAAGACTTAAATCAATAAAAGAAGATGTTTTAAAATTATCTACGAAAAATCCACTCTTAAATCTATTTCTTCCATTAGAATCTTGAATTGATAACGCTTCTGTACCAACCTCAAGTAAGGATAATGTTGTTACTTGTTCAAGACCTTCAATTCTATCTTCAAGTTCTCCAATATCTCTCATTGTATATCTTCTATTATCAGTCAAATTGACTTCTATATCACTAAAATTATAAAGATATGGAGGTAAAGTGAGAGTAGATATCTCCATAGCATCAGTAAGACGTTCCGGAGGTTGAGGATTAATAGAAGATTGGCCTTTTTGTACTGTTAAATGACCATATTCACTTAAATAAATTTTATCAATTCTTCCAAGATAAAATTCATACCCTAAAAGACTACTCTCATTAGCTGCAATTAAAAACTTTGGAGAAGTATTAAAAGTAGTGGTTTTCCAACGATAATCAAATGGTGATGAAGTAGTTACACTAAATGGATCCAATCTTGGTCTAAAATCTAATGTATTATTAGCTCTTACCCCACCAATATCTACATTATTTCCACCAATAAATGGAATATCATTAGAATACCGTTCTTTATCATAACTCAATACAGTAAATACATCTCCTGTATCATTTGAAGGAACAGTATAATAATCATAAACAACTAATACTTGTCTTGACGGTATTGATGCATTTCTAACTCGATTTAATCGAGAATAATCATAAAATTGTTGTTTTTGTCCTTTATCTAAAGTAAAGGAACTTGTAATATTTTGATACTTACCATCCCCTGCACCTTCATTAATAGATTGAACTTGAGTATTAATATTGGATTCTTGGAATACTACTTGTTCATATTGAGAAAATCTTTTCTCATTTAAATACACAACTCCTAATTTATTTGTTCCACCACTAGAAGGTGTAGATCCATTATTAGTAACAACTCTGGCAATAGCATTAGAAGTTTGACCTACTATATCTTCACCTATCAATGCATTTGTTCCTACAACAGCAGTTGCTGTAAATGTAAGCGTATCAAGAGTTGGAGCAGCTGTAGTAAGAGATTCATAAACTGCCAAAACCTTAACTACATCAGGAACATTTAAAGATATTGATTCATCCTGAACTCGTAATCCATATGCATTCCCATTATATGTTAATCCATCATCAATATCGGTCCCTAATCCTACCGTTCCTGATTGGGACAAACGAGATTTATCTACAGTTAATATTTGACTTCTTTCATAATTCTTTATTTTACTTTGAATTCCCTGTTTTTTACCAGTTATATTAATAACTCCATTAGTATCAGTAGAATTTAATCCTGTAAATTGTGCTTTTGAACCACCACCCAACAACTCAAATCTATCAGAACTAACAGTTCCAACTCCTGTAGTACTTCCATAATGATATGAGTATCTATTAAAATTAAAGGAATCAAAGAATGCTGTAGAAATAGCTACACCGCCACCATCTTTAACATCACTGAAACTAATGGTAGAAGCAGATCCAACCGCATCAATACCCGTTACTTGTGCTGAAATACTAAGAGTTGAAGATGAAAAATCAACTGAAGAAATATTAGATTCTGGAAGTACTTCATAAAGACCTGAATGTGTATCATCAATAGTGGGAGTACCTAACCATACCTGAACACCTCCACTAGGTAGAGCATCACCTTTATATACACCACTTACACTCTGACCTGGAGCAGCTACTGTTGCTGATAATAAATTAGATGCAATAGCAGTTACTCTCACATAATAAGGAACTTCTAAACTTGCAGTGCTACTAGTAACATTTCCTACAAGTATATCACCAACTTTAATTCCCGTAAGGGTACGACCTTGAGATTTCAAAGTAGTACTTGCTATCTCCACTCTCGTAATCCCATTAGGCATAGATACTGCTTCTAAAGATGAATCAGCAGTGAAATTCTTAATATAAGGAGCACTTGCAGTTTGTTTTACTGATCTAACATCACGAGCACCATAAGTAACAACAGCTGTAATAGATCTAGGAACTGAATTAACCCCATTAATTAAAATCTGCTCACCTTGAATAAAAGTACCTGAAGTTTGTCTTAAGTAAACAGTTGTACTATCACCACCATCTGCTGTTGCATATCCAGTTGCACCACTACTCTTACCTTTCACATAGAATGATTCAGCAATTTCACTATTACTTACTGCTTTATTTAAAGTTAATTTAGTATAAGTCTGTATATCAAAAAGACGAAGATTCCATTTATTACTTGCACCACTATATACACCATCTTTAGAAGAAAATGAATATACTCTTGCTTCTCCAATAACTGTTCCAGTTGAATTTAATTGATCATATAAACTAATAACATTCCTATATTGTGGTTGTCCTTTAACATTATTAACTACTAAAAGACTTCCCATTTCAAAGGGAACACTAGCACTATCTACTTTTTGGATTTCTCTTGGTTTATCTACATCTAAAATAGTTACAGAATCTGTTACTACATCATATCCACGAACATATGCTTCTCCACCAGAAACACTATAACACATCAAATCATCTGAAGGAATATTACCCTGATCTGTAGTCTGATCACTATAAAATAAACCAGCATTACCTAATCTATTGTTTAATGAATTATTAGCATTTACATTAAAAGGTTGTAAAGAATAATTTCCAGATTCTTCAAATGTTCTTTCAGCTAAATAATCTCTAATTATATTATAATTTGTCTTTGTTGTAATCTTTCTAATATCACCATTATTAATCCGTAATATTTCAACAAAATCCGTATCATTCCTATCAGCAATCTCTTTTTTAACAAGAGTTAAAGTAATTTTTAATCTATCTGCACCTGGAGCAGCATAATTAGTAAATCCCTTTGCATTATCATATAATGAAGGATCATCCTTTGCTGTAATTATTTCCTCATTAACTTGCAATCCAACCCGATATGAAGGATTATTAGTATAATGATCTAAAATTATAGTTTGTTTGGAAACATTGACAAAAGTTCCTCTAATAAAATAAACTCCATCAGCTACAGAAGCAGCAGAACCAACTGCTAATGCATCAGAAGGTATTAACGTAGCAACTGCAGTACCAGCATTAAGTGTTGTATTACCATAAACTACATTTTCTTTCGCTATTAAAGATTCACCATCTATAAATGTACTTCTAGATGGATCACTAACTCCTGCATTAACATACTTCACATATATTGTTAAATCATCTACATTATTTCCATCAGGTAAAGCAATATAATCAACACTGGCCGTTACACCTGATACTTGTCCTTCTACTGTCTTACCTATAAGATTATCAACATATAAAGAAACATCTGTCCCAAATTGTGTAGAATTAAGTTTTACTGCATTAAATTGATCATCAAACGTAGGAGCTCCTGGAATTACAATGGAACCCTCTTTAAACATATGGGATCCAAAATCTTCTATCTGATTTTGTAAAATAGATTGTAAAGTAGTTAATTCTCTAGCTTGAACTGGATATCCTGGTTTAAAGAGAACTTTGTAAAAATTATTATCCGCTTCAAAATCATCATAATATGGACTAATATTTAAATCTTTTTTCTGTGCCATGTTTCTTTAAAATTCCAGGATGATTTTGATGTCTTCTTTTTGTCTCGTGTCTCTGGAGACTATCTTTCGATTGTCTATGTAAATGACATCGCCAGTTGTTTTATTTATCTCTGGATCAGCAAGACCACTAGTAAAATTAACCCCTAAATCTATTTGTTTAGATCCAACAGTGGTTGTAATCCCACTAAACGCTGTTTGAACTGTTTGATTTGCCGGACTACCTCCAGCAAATTTAATTGCTCTATCGGATGACTCAAATGCTAATACTTTAGCACCATCACTCACACCAATATAATCGGTTTGATTACCTGTTGATTGATTATAATATAAAGATCTATCTTGATAGTATTTTAAAACACCTGTTTCATTATCATAAGAAGCAACATAAGCTTTTACAGTATCCCCATCTGTTTTAACTTGAGATATTGAACTACCTATAGAAATAGAAGAACTATCAGTAAAAGAAGTAGTATCAAATTTAATCGCACCTAAAGAAGAATACTGAGTTCCAGTAAAAGTTACTCCTATAGAGGTAAACGTTGATGGATTTCTTACAATTCCTATTTGTGAAAACTTTGCATCAACAGGAAAATCTTTAGTAGAATCATCAAATCGAGCATAAACTAATACTCTATCAGCTCCCAATTCTTTGTAAATATCATATCCATGACCTCTAGAAGGAGGTATAATGACTATTAATCGTGCTGGAATAGCAGGTCCTCCTGTTGGTTGAAAAGGTCCTAAATCAACTATTCCATAAGTATATCCACTTCCACCTGCCGTTACAACTGCAGAAGTAACCTTCCCAGCAGCAGTAGTTACAGAAACCTTTCCTCCTGTACCATCACCAAGTATATCAACTGTTGCAGTCTGATTATCATATCCCGAACCTTGATTCTCAATATATATTGTTTTAATCTGATTAAAATTAACAGTAGAATCTGCAGCTTCTCTAACATTTTGAATCTGAGAATTTGTTGATGTTGCCCAATCGTTAGGTACAACAATATATTCAGTAGAATCAAATTTTATAACATCACTAGGAGTAATTGAAAATAGATATTTCCAAATATAACCATCATTACTTGCTCCTGCTGCTGAAGGTTCTAAATCAGTAAAGGTTGGTTCATCTTTAGAATTTCCTGGTTTAGCAGTAGCAGAATCTACAGCACCATAAGTTCCATTATCTAAACA